TGGTCATCATCCCTTACTCTGATACCTCTAGACTTAAATCCTGCTGGTAAATTTTTTAAAGTACCTGCATCAATCAACTGTCTTAAAGCTTGAGTAGCAGCTCTTGATAAACCACCGATCATATGAGTTAAACCAAAGCCATAAAAACCTAAACCAGGTAAAAATTTGTAATGAACAAAATAATCTATTCTCTGATATGTAATATCGTTAGGTCTATAGTTTCTATAGATAGATAAAATTTCTTGTGAGCCTTCATCTATAGTAACTATATAAGGTATTTTAATTTTTTTTGCCTTATCATCAAAGTTTTCAAAATCATCTAAGTTTAGATCGACATGCATTTCAAGAACAGTATGTAAATAATCTGAATCTGTTTTTTTGACACCTTGTAATTCATTTACTTTTGTTTGCACTTGATCAGGTTGAGACATCTGTTGAGGTAAATCTATATCTCGGTAAAATCCTGCTGCCTGTTTTTTGACAACATCATTTTGTGTCATCTTCATAACTTGTGTGATTCTTTCACAATCTTTTAAATCAGATGCATAGTAAGGAACTACTAGATCTTCTGCTGGTATAAACTTAGAACATGGTCTACCTAGCATTTCATCGTAATAAACTTTTTTAAATGTTGAACCAGATAGTGGTAAGTAAAATAACATTTGATCCATATCTGTTGTATATTCTTCCATCTCTTCCATAAGAAGATAGTTCATATATTCTTTAACTCTATCTGCTTGTTGTTCTACCATTGGTGTTTGTAATCCAACAATTTTTGTTCTTACTGGACCATCGGATGGTATTAATTCTTTGTATGCTTGTGCTTGGAATTGTGTAACAGACTCAGCAAGTAACGGATGGGTTACTCCTGATGCACCTTTAAATGGTTTTGTTACTTCTTGATATTTTGTGCCAAGTAAATCTAATCCTTTAATATAAGCTTCCTCCCATTCTTTTCTTGATAGTTTATCTTTTTTATATTCTTGTATTAACTCCATAGCCATTGAGTTGAGTGTTTGATCACTCATATCTTCAGCTAGGTTAGCATTAAAATCATCTTGAGGTCTTTCAGGAGCTTGTTCTTCTCCTTCCACCATTACCTCTGGTGGTAAACCCTCTGGTTGTTCTACTACTTCTTCTTCAGTTGGATTATTATTTTCTATAGCCATGGCCTATTGTACCTTATAGGTTTAAACATATCCACTACAAGCCCTCCCAGTGCTTTGTAGGTTTTTTGTGTATATCTCATTAAAGGACTTACCTTAACGGCAAACGCATCAAAATACAAGTTCGGATCATCAGCAAACATTCGCTTATATCCTGATTTTGGATTAGCCACCGCATCCACATGATATTTACTATTGATTTTTTTAGCTCCCATTCTATCTGGATATTGAAACTTCTCAGTTGAAATTTTTTTATATGGGAGTTTAGGATCTGATAAAGATATTTTTATTGGTCCTGCTTTTGAATCATAAAATCTTGCTACTCTTTTCATAAGATCTGGCATCACAGCACTTCCCTTTTTACCTATACCCTTACCAGATGCATATCCATAAAATCTTTCATTACCAGCTTTATATCCTTGTCTGAAACTTAATTTGTCAAAAGGGGCAACGGCAACATAATCAACACCCTCTCTAGTTGCTTTGTTAATTAAATATTTTAATGCATGATCGCCATATTGATCTGCCTCTACCATAGGAAAATAATCTGACTTACCTGATGATTGCGTGAATGTTGCTTGTATCTTTCTATTAACATCACCTAATTCACTAGACAATCTTCTAACAGCGATTGTGTCTCCCTTAGCAACTGCATCATCTATTTGTGCTAGTAAATTTGATCTACTGTTTGATAATAGACTCATCTCAAGATCAGCTTGAAAAGGATTAACTCTTTTTATACCACCAAGCTGTTCTGCTTTAGATAAGTTTTTTGCAATTGATTGATTAACATCAGATTGTACTTCATGAATTAAAAAAGCTTTCTTACCATCTGGTAAAGTTCTTGTGTCATATCTTACATGATAGATTTGGTTATCACCTGCATCAGAAAAATGACCAGCATCTCTTCTTAGTTTTTGATTACCAGGTATGTCTTCATCTAATCTAAATACTGTTTCTCTATAATTTTTACCACCCTGTAATGTGTAGTTAGTTTCATTTTGATAATAAACTTTATTATTTTTTAATATTGCTTGATCAGCATCTATCTTACCAATAATTTGATTCACTTCTTTATGAATTGGAGAACCTGGTGTTCTCCCTACTTTAAATTTTGTTAGAGCTTTAATCGTTTCTCTTGTTGCCTCTGTTATTGCACTATTTGTGTTAGCAGTTTTCAATCCTGATAGATAATATAATGCATCATTTAAAGCATCTTTATCTACAGGTGTTTCAAGTTTATCTCTAAGTTTAGTAATCAACGTTGCATTATCCTGAATTTTTTTTGCTACCTCATCTAAATTTGCACCACCAAACTCCACTGGTTTTAATCTATTGATAGGATTTAATTTAATCATGGCACCTATCTCATTACCATCTAACTTTAAACCAAATTTTTTAGCAGCAAATAATAAACCACCTGTCAAATCACCAGCTTCGTTGAATATAGCAAGGTTAGTATCAAACAACTCTTCCTTACTTACTGTTGCTTCTTTACCTGCAAAGGGTCCTCTGTCATACTTAAATTTTTTTGTGCCTCTTACAAATTTAGTAGCAGGTTTACCAAATACTTTAAAATTTTCTTTTCGTGATGTTGTTAGATGATCAATCCATTCATCTGCAGAATATTTACCGGGTCCTTTTCTCATGACCCAATCATATGTTGAAGATCCAAAAGCAGGAGCGGTGTCATCTCCCATGTGTAATGCTTTTGTTTTTTTAAGAACAACAGGAGGATTAGCCATTTCTTTTTTGGCTAACTCAAGACCTGTCTCTTTGGTCTTACCCTCGTATGTAATTAACTTTTGTTGTTGTCCGGTAGCCGGTGTTGCTGATTCTTTCTTACCTTTAAGAATTCGCCTCCCTATCTCAAATAAACTTTTAAGGGACATTGCACCCCCTTAGTACATTTTAGTAGGTTTTTTTCTTCCTAGTTTGCAGCCTTTAGCCATTACTGATTTACCTTTAGAATAACCCATAGGTCTCATCATCATACCACCCCCCATGGCTTTCATAGTTTTACCAGGTTTCATTTTTTCATCTTGTAAACCCTGACCTCTGCCTTTTGCTTTTTCTGCTTTTAAGATTTTAAAATCTTGTGCATCAATTCTATTATTATTATTTCTATCCAATTTCTTTTGGTTACCTTTAAGTGCCATAAATTCTCCTAATAATATTTATATTCCTTTTCAACTTTAAAGTTAGGCTCATCCCAGTCATCTGAATATGTGCTAACAAATCCGCCTTGTCGGTATCTTATCACAGCTTGGGTCATAGAATCAACATAGTCATCGTATTGTCCATTAGGAAAAGCTGCACACTCTTCAATGACCTCTTGAGCAAAATGCTCGTCTAATGGAGCATAGACCATTCCAGACTCAAATACAGGAGCTACAGAGTTTATTCTAGTATGTTTATCTCTGCCTCTTGCTGGTACATAGTCTATAACAGGTATACCTGCTCGTCTTAATTCGTGTATTAAAGGTTGACCAGATGCTTTAGCTTCAATGATTACGGTTTCCGGTTCCCAGTAATGATATTGCTCTATTGCTAGATTTTTTAAATCTGGAAAATCATATCTTCCCTTTTGTGCATCTAATAGCATTATACATTTTTCATAACCCTCTAATGGTTCGAATATTCCCCATGTAGTAATCGCACTATAGTCTGCAGTTTCTTTTTTACTAAATGCAGTATCATAACTTTGTATGACATGTAGTAATCTAGGTAATTCTTCTCTATCCCAATCTTGCCACCATTCTCTTTTAATGATAGCTCCCTCCTCTGATGTTGGGTCCTGCATATATTGTGCGTTCCAATTTTTCATGGACACCGAAGCTTTGACCTTTTCTAATTCTTCTAATGGCCAGTATTCAGGCCATACAGGTTCTCCACTTGGCATGATGGCAGGAAATTCTATAACGTTCCATTTATCTGCTTTAGGTTCACTTTGTGATTTCAAGAGCCTTCCTGTAAGATCGTCAGTAGCCCAACGAGTCATGACTAC